TGAACATGGGAACGTCTTCTATGCCTTGGAGAGAAAGTAGGCTTACTATGGCATCGGACACCCAATGCTCGAAATCTGCCGCATTCTCGTCAAGTGGCTGGTATGCCGCGTCGATGTGGTCGTTCGTGGATGATGCCGCTATGGTATGCACGTCAAGCGCACCGAAGTCCTCGTAAATTCGTTTCCTGATGTCATCTAAGAACGTCTTGCGACCTGTCACTGGAACGTCCTGAGCGTACGGCTTGACGCTACCGCCAGCGCTCGTGTCTACCTCTGCCACATGGTTCAGCTTGAGTCTGTCAAGGAACTTGCGAAGGTCATCGTCATCCATGCCGCCATAGTTCTCGACAAGCCAGTAAATCTGGGCACAATCACGTAAGTCATTGGCAAAGCCAGAGTTTATGAGGTCATATGCGTCAATTGCCTCTCGCATCCCAACAAGCGTACTCTGCTTGAGTCTTGAGCCATACATCCTGACTATTGGAATCTGAGGGTAGTTCTCCTCGTCTATTGACACAACGTCACCTGCATCGGTGTACTGATAGTGGATGATGTAGGCACGCTTCGGTTCGGTCTCTACGAACTCGCCATTGACGGTGCTGTATCTCGTGTAGCCATCGTACTCATAGAGGACTGCGTTCAACGGCTTCGTCGAGTCAATCTGCCAGAACCTGATTCCAGCCCTCATGGAACCATCGCTCTCGTCACAAAGCTCGACGAACTCGGTTACCTTGAACTCGTATGCTTGGTCCATGTTCCAGAACAGGTAGCTCTCGCCATGTATGAGGGCATGGTACCCTGCCTCCCTGATTACATGGTCGAAGTGCTTTCCAAGACGTTTCTTCGTCTCGTCCACCGTGTCCTTGCCAGCCTCCCAAGGGTCAACGAACGAGATACCATTTCCGAGCGAGTACATGCATCTCTGTGTGTTGAGGCGGTTGAAGAAGTTGGATGCAATCTTCGAGTTTGACACCGTGAAGTCCTCGACCTGCACGCCATCAACGCCAAACACCGTGCGGGCTACGTTGTATATCGTCTCGTTGCGCTGTGCATCGTACTTGTCTGCTAAGATTGCGGTCTTGTACTTCTTGCTGCTCTTGTGCTCCATGATTGCGCTGAGCACGAACTTTGTCTTGTCCTCGGCCTTCTCGAAGTCTTGGAACGTAAGCATGATTCTCCTTGCTTGTGGCAAGGCGTTGCCCCACACCGCCAAGAGGGCCTGTTGGTTTCGGGCTGTTGTTCAGGCTCAGCCATCCCGTGTGGGCGGGTCTGCACAAGTATAGCAAAAGAGGCCCCGAAGGGCCTCGATTGCCATGCTGCGCCCTAGCCGAGGAATCCCATGGCACAAGCGCCGTCGGCATAGTCCTCAAGCTCGGTCACGAGGCCGTCATGGTCCTCGTTCGGCCCGAGCATGTCTGCAAGGGCCATGACAACATGGAGCGGGACACCGAATTCCTTTGCCAATGACTTCATGTACTCGATGCGCTGCCTCGTCCATTCCTTGCTGTAAGACATTGCTATTCTCCCATCTTCTTGTAGACCATCCTGCGGAACTTGCCAATCGGAATCCGAACCACCGCATCCCTACTGTTCCAAGAAACCACATGAGTCCACTGGAGGACTTTGTTCTCCTTGTCATCACTACTGGCCTGAATTACATCAGAGGTGCCGTCCGAATACTCGAACCTAGCGGTTGCCGTGGTCTGCCAAGGGTCGGCAACCATGGCCACCGCCCTTAGGACATGCTTCTTCTCGATACAGTCGATGGCCCTGATTTCCGCCTCGACGCACGTATCCCACTTGCCGAATATGTTCTTTGCACCGTAATACAGAACTATTCGCTCCAACATCTGAATCGTCCTTCCAAATCGTTGAACAAGCCTCCTCGAATGGAGGCTCCTGACTACCAGACCTCGAACTCCTGAGCAGCCTTGCGGCAAAGCTCCTCGATGCGCTTGCTTCCAAGGAACCTGACCTCGCGCGGACACTCGCCATGCACGTCATCCAAGCACATCTCGAAAAGCTCGTCCTCACTCGGAATCTCATCCTGCCAGCAACCGTCCTCGATGCTGTTCTCGACCCCACCGACGCACTGCAACGCTACCTTGTAGACCTGACGCTCCTTGACGTTCATCTTTCCGTCCTTCCAAGCCTTAGTTACTCTGCCTTCGCTTCTTTGCCCTCGTACTTGCGAAGAAACTCTACCTCGCGCAACGCATCGGCCCAAGACCAGCAATTGCAGTACTTGACCCACTCGCCGTTCTGCTTGATGTAAACCACGTACTCGCCCATTGCCTCGTCCTTCCGTGTGTCTCCTAGGGGCCGTTCCCCTTCTCTAACTATAGCTATAGTACCATGATAGGCCATGCAGTCAACACTCGTTCTAATTGACCACATAGCCTACACATGTTCTAATTGTTACGTTTGCGCCTGGCTACTCCTCTGGCTCACCGAACTCCTCGATATACTCTTCAACGCTCAGGTGCTTCTCGGCCCATTCTCTAGCTTCCTGTTGGGTAATGGGAATGATGGAAGCGCCTCCCTGCCACTGGTTCTGCCCACAGCTCTCGGCATACTTGCTCATTGGTCCGCCCTCGCCGTACAAGAAGTACTCACCAGTGCACTTACGGTACAGCGACTCACTGAAATGGTGGAAGTCCCCGACGTATCCACAGCCCCGCTCTCCGACCCCCCTTGCCGTCTCGGTGTTGTACATCTTGCCGTTGATAATCTTGCGCATGTTCTCGCCTTTCTCGCTCTGCCACCAAACCATATGGGGTACCACCCATCCGTCCAAGTGGTACCCCATTGCAAGCCCTAGCGCTTGACCTTGAGGCTTGCGGTTCTCTTCTTGGTCGCGCCAGTGTTCTTGGCCACACCTTCGGGTCGCTTGCCCTTCTTGCTCTTGTTGCTCATCTCGTCCTCCCCTCTATGCCGTAGCGATTGCGTCGACCTGCGAACGGGTGAAGAAGGCCGCGTTCTTCATGAACATGCGACCGACCTCGCGCTCCTCGTCATCGACCTCGACCTTGCGGTTGCCGTGCTTCCAGATGCGAGCCTTGAACTTCGCGTGCTCACCACGACGCACCTGATACCCGAGCTGCTTCCAATGGTTGTAGGTGTGGCTCTCCTCGGTGATGCCGTTCGCCATCATTGCGGCTGCGATGATTTCCGCGTTCTTCATTTCAGTTCGTCCTTCCTTGTCGGTCTTTGCTAGTCCACGAGGTTCTCAAGCTTGTGATATGCCTCGTTCAGGTCATCGAACTCCTCGTCGGTAAGCTCGTCCGAGTCAAGCAGCTCGTCGAGCATTAGGATGATGTCCCTGAGCCTGTCGATGTCATTTGCAACCATCTTTTGCCTCCCTACGCCAACTCTGCGCTGATTGTCCAGTTACTCTGCCTTGGCCTCGCGGCCCTCGTACCTGCGGAGGAATTCGGCTTCGCGGATTGCGTCAACCCAAGACCAGCACCTGCAATAGACTTCCCAGTTCCCGTCAGCGTTCCTCACGAGGACCTTGTACTCTCCGAAGCCGTCGTTCGTCTTTGCCATGGTGTATCGTCCTTCCATCTCAGGGGTTCTGGGCCTTTCCCAACTCCCACTATAGTCATAGTACTACGCATGGCACCGTATATCAACACATGTTCTAACAGACCATATATGCTCCATATGTTCTAATTTGCGTCACCCCACTCGTCGAAGTCGAAGACAATCTCCTCCTCGACCGTTGTCACCTCAACCCTGATGCGATGCACCACATAACCGAACTTGCCCATGTTTCCCGCGTGCTTCTTTTCAGTTCGTCCTTCCTGTCTCGTAACTAAGCCTAACGGGTCACGTCGAAGACGACCTGCTCGCTGTCAGTGAGCACATAGGTCGTGCAACCGTACTTCTTGGAGGCCTCAATCGCTTTGGCCACGGCACCCTCGTAGGTGTCATCCTTGTCCAGCCTCTTGTACTCGCCCCAGTAGCTGTCGTACTTGCACACCCTGTAGGTCTTGCTTCTTGTGTTGCAGTAGGTCTTGTAGTAGCTCATCTTGTCGAGGTCCTGCTGCCTGATTTCCACGTTAGCCATGATTTCGTCCTTCCGTCTCGGTCGGCCTCCCCGACCCTCTCTCACTACGAATACGATACTACCGCCTCAAACATATGTCAACACATATGTTCTAGGAATCTTGCATCACATTCGCTTCATAATGAATAAAAATGCGGCCAGACCCGGGTCCAGCCGCACTTCAATGAATATTCGTCACCTGTATAGGATTCCAGCGTAGTCTTGGTGCGGCCTATAGAGGCGCTTGGTCTTGACCATGTAGCGCATAGCGTCGCACGCGTGGTCCTCCTCCTTCACTGGCCTGTCCTCTATGGAATGGTCGTTCCAGACGTAACCGCCAAGCTCACGGTAAAGGTTCTTGCAATCCTTGCCTAGCCTTATGATGCCACGCTGCATGCACACCGACGTCTCTCTCAACCCATCGGCAACGGCATTGTCGGCTGGCAACACCCTGAACCTGCCGTTTGCCTTCCTGAGCTGCGCTATGAAGCTTGCCGCACTCGGGTCAACGATGAAGTTCACGCGCGACGGTATGTCATCGCAGAACACGAGCATGTCCTGCAAGTAGTCGAGGTCTGTCTTCTGGTATCCCTCAGTCCTGCCACTGTAATAGTACTCTCCGACACAGTGCCACGTGCCGTCATCGTCCTTTGCCCACTTGAGGGCCGCGAATGCGTTCTGCGTGCCATAATCGCATGAGACGCACCATTCCCTGGCCTCGCCATGCCAAGTGTCCTCGAACGAATCCTCATACATTGGATAGACAAGCCCCTCCGCCTGAGTCCAAAGCCCCTCGATGTACCGCTTGTAATAGACCGTCCCAGCATACTCAAGCTCTAGGCCACGCACATACTCTGGCGGTAGGAACGGGTTGTCATAGATTGTGTAGTGCTGGTCGAATATGTCCACACCCTGTGCAGCCGAGTCGAGAAACTTCTTCACGTAGTGCTGCGGACCAGCCGGGTTGCAAGCCGCATGGCATTCGGAGTATGGCAGCGAGAGTCGCGACTTCAACATCTCGAACGACTCCTGATGCACGTCGCATACCTCGTCTATGTAGCAGAACTTCACCTCCGAGCCACGGAGACGGGCAACCGCGTTACGCTTCTCGGCGCCGAAGCACAATACCGGCTCGCCAGCAATCATGATGAGGTTGCCGCCCCTGAACTTGCCCACGACATCCTTGCCCC